CGAGCTTGTCTGAACGCATTTGTAGTAAAGCAATAATGGCACGGTTAGGGTCCATACCAGACATAATTCCGTAACGTACATCTACGTTGTACTCACCCTTGATGTCACGAGATGGTGTGTACTTGAGAACGTAAGGTGTTCCGTCATCTGTTCCCTTGATGGTCTTTGGAATACCACCAAATACTTTCTCATCTGCTTCAAAGCAAACTGAGATAAGTTCTTGGAACATACGAGCAAACTGTGCTTGTGCTGCCTTGATCTGTGTATCAAAGCCAGCCTGTAGTGCTTGCACACCACGGCCTGTTACAACTGATGCGTCAATGTTACCTGAACGAGATTCAGGGTAACGAGCACCAAGACGTAGTTCACGCTCTAGCACACCTGATTCTGTAAAGACTCCAGGTGGTAGTTCTAGTGGAACACGACGGATACCTTGTGGGTTAGCAGAACGCATAATTGAATCTGGACCAAGAGCAAGTTCTTGCACATCTTGTGGGATAGCAATAGGTGCTTGGATAGACTTTTCTGCTGCTTGGATCTGCAATACTGCAAAGCGAGCACGAGCTAACTGTACAGATAGAACATCATCAAACTGTCCACGTGCTTCACCGTCAAGAGAAGAACGCATTACGACAGATGCCATTGCTTTACCTAATATGTTAGGTGTACGTGCTAGCACCAAGTTCTTACGCTCTGGTAGATAGAGCAGGTCTTGGTCCTTGTCGTGGTACTTAACCATTGAGATATAAGGAGAAGACAGAGCATACTGGTTTTTACCTAGGATTAAATCGTAATATTCTGGGTATTGTGACGCTAGCGTTTCTGCATCTGTCACGATTACCTGTGTTACAGATAATACGCGACCATAACGATCTAGTTCTGGATAGGTACCGAATGGGTTGAGCATACGGATACGAGGGTTGTTGTCCTCAAAGTCCATCTCAACCATACCGATACCAAGACCATAGGTGTTATACCAGTCTGCTGCTGTGTACATCTGCAGTTGTAGGTCAGAGTTTGTTACATAAAAGTTTGCAATACGAGTTCTAGTATCTGCTGCCTTGCGTGCTGCATCTGAAACCATATTGGTTGCGGAACAGTTGAAGGATGGCAGTGGTGCCATTGCTTCTGCTAGATCTCGTGCTGCTACGTCAATGAAGTTTGCAACCAGAGGCTTTGGGTATTCCTCTGAAAACATTGCAGGATATACCTTAGAGATATCTCCCTGACGCACCGAGAGCACATCACGCATACGTTGATCTCGCGCTGATGAGCGAGTACGTAAGCGTGCTAGCTTAGCGTCAACTTCTTTGACTGATAACAATTGTTGTCCTTACTTAGACTTCTTCTTGGTTTTCTTCTTATCGTTCATTTCGGCAATCTTTGCACGAGTAACGTTCTTTGACTTATCGATAATTATACGCCGAGCTATTGCTTTTCTGTCTGCAGCCCTGGAAGCAACTTCAGTTACTGTGCCTGGATTGAACATACTTCCTGACCGAGTGTTTACACTTAAAACAGTTTTTTCGTCTGGAGCAAGTTTTTTTGCAGTCTTTTTTGCTCCACCTCTTTTAGCCTTTTCGTACTCTCTCATAGCCTGACCATACTTGCCATCGCCATAAGACACCAGATCAGGACCTGATTTTTTTACTAGAGCAGGACCTGATTTTTTCTTTACGGTAGGTGCTTTAGATGTTATACCGGCAAATGCTTTTTTGGTTGTCTTAGCCATAGATCTTGCCGTATTTGCGTTCAAGAAGTTTCTTCATCGCTGCATCCTGCTTTGTCATACGCTCTTTTGGCTTGTTTGTAACCTTTGGCAGAAGCTTCTTTTCACCAGGCTTAGCGCCTACGATCTTAGGCATTGGAGTCTTGTTAGCCTTTGATGGTGAGCGAGGAAGCATTCTTGACATTCCTGAAGCCTTTGGCTTTGTAGTAGTCTTTGGTTGAGACTTAATCATTGAATTAGATACTTGTGGAGTAGAACTAGCACTGCCAGTAATCTTTACTTTTTTCTTAGCCTTCATTTGCTCTGTTGCTTTTCTAGCTTCAGCTGCTGATATACGCTTCATATTTGCCATTACTTGCGCTTCTTTCCAACTGTTGTAATGTTAAATGTTGGATTATATTCTTTAGAAGGTGTACCCTTTTTGCCTTTTATTGCTGCACTACCAACTTCTTTAATTTGCTTCTTTAAGTTTTTTCTTGCTTCTTCTTTAGTTCCACCAGCAGATGTTTTTCTAGTTTGAGCTAGTGTTCCAACCGCTGTTGCGATGTCGCGTGCTTCGCGTGCTGTAACTCCGAAGCGCTTTGCAACTGCAGCAACTGTAGATGCACCTGACTTGCTTCGTGTACCAGCTGTCTTGTCTAGGTTAGTTTGCTTAAGCTTTGTTGTTTCCTTCTTGAAAGCACTGGTGTCGTAGCCACTATTGCGGACTCTTCCAGCTTGTGCTGCTGCTGCAGACTTAGTTATATTTGGTCGTCTTTCCTTAAGGTAATCTGCATAACCAGATGTTCTTTTTGGTAATTCGCCCTTTGGTCGCTTTGCTGCCATTTTGTATTATCTCCTTATTAGATGAACGTGCGATCTTTTTCGGCGAGCAGTTCATCTATATTGATAACCGTTCGCTTGCCTACCTCATAACGAGACAGGAATGGGTTTTTCATATGGTGCTTTTGGTGGAGTCCGTGGTTGAGCATCTCGCGTGCTCGGATTTCACAGAACCACAAGGCCATCACCATATCGGTCTTGCCTTTGGTAGTAGGTGACCACGTAATCAATTGCTCAATAAGAGCTTTGACGTTTTCAGTTTGGTCACTAGGTAAGTGAATTAAATTGTCGCGGTGGTGTTTACCGTCGAACTGCTTGGTGCCAAACAGTGTTGACATAGACGCAACACCGAAACCCGAGTCCCACTTGTTGTTACCCGTGTGATGCTCTCGCAGTAACACACCCCGTGAGGCAAGGTTTTGGCGGATGCCCTCATCTTGCGTAAGGAATGATTGAAAAGCATTTTTCTCTACTATCCACTCACTGGGTGAGTACAGGGAAGTCCAGTCAAAGATTAGTTGGCGTATCGCAGCAGGCGTTGGCCTAGTGATCTTAATAGCATCAACGATATAGCGTTTATGTGTAGCCCTATCAACAGCGTAACAAACGACGGCTGTATCACCAACCATAGCGGGATCAAGACCACAAATAAAAGAAAAGCCGTTAACATCACGCGGATGGCCTGGGTTACCAGGAACAAGGCGACCTGCTTTACGCATACCATCTATAGAACCTCGCACACATACCGGATCAAAGATGGCATCATCTGAGATATCTTGTTGTTGATACACCAAAGCCCAGGTACTTGCATCCATAGCTTGGCGTTCATTGTAAAGGTTGCGACCATTCCATCTAGGGTAGAGGCCGTCTTCGTTCTTGTCAGATTCTAGTTGTCCATCAAAGGGAGCATCACTAGCAGGCCACAAAGTCTCCCACTTGTCAGGGTCTTCGTGCGTAGTCAAAAGTGCTGGCATAGCCAAGTACTTCCACGGGACCAGTCCACCAGGGTAGCGGTCTTCGTTACGTAGTTCGCGGTATAGGTCCATCGCAGAAACACGCGTACCAATAACTACAAGTTTACCCGTAGGGTTTAAACGAGAGCGTACGTCCTGGGTTAACCAGCGGATCTGCTTTTCAAACTCGTTAGCGTTCTTTAAGGTAACAGCGTCATCTACGATAATCATATCTGCACGCTTACCGTAGATCTGACCACCGATACCGATAGCTTCGATGTTTGGATCTTTTTCGCTAGACTCACGTAGCTCTGAACCAAAGGTGACGCGGGTTGCCTGCCAGGATGCTGACTTAGAGTTAAACCCTACGCCAGCAGCGTAAGCCTGTTGGAGTGATTCATACATCGGATGAGTCAGGCGTTGCTTGATGGCGTAGAGAAAGTCGGCAGCTAACTGCTGGGTCTGGGAAACAATCAAAACTCTAAAGTTGGGGTTACGCACTACCTGCCAGGTTACATAGTCCACCGTGATCGTAATAGACTTGGCGTGGTTGGGCGGGATGTTCAAAAGAATACGGTTTGCTGCCAGCCCTGGCTCATACTTCATAGAAGGGTGTAGCCAACCAGGTTCGCGGCCTTCAATCATATCTACTAGGTTTTGCTGGTGTGGGAAGGTCTTAGAGTGCAGGAACTTCTCGCGGAACTCGGCAAAGGTTAGGTCGTGAACATCACCGGAGGCAAAGGACTTGTCCTTCAGGCCCAGCCGTGTTCGGTCAACCTTGTCTGTAAAAACCTTATCGGTACGTCGGTAGTACTCGTAAGTCTTAATGGATTTACCAGCGGAGGCACAAGCCTGCTCGATGGTCATACCCTCTGCTACACAGCCAAGGATGATTCTCTTGGCGATGTCGGCACTATTGTCAGCCACGTGATCTCCTAAAATTTATTGGGGACGGGCCGGAATCGGTTTATTTTTATACTAGGCGAGGAAGGTTTCATCTACCAGTAGATAGACCTATCCCCACTAAAAGTACTGGGCAGGTCGGGCTTAACGCCCGAAGGAGCCACAGCGAACTGAGGGGTAAGACTGAACTCGGCCTAGGGGCCTCGTAAGAGGCCATACCGTAGCAACTCAGGGCTTTTCCTATTAAAACCCCTTACTATATATAAGGCAGGAAATTTAACGCATTTCCCGTTTTACAAATGTGACCTTTATCACAGTATATAAAACCGCAGGTCAGAGGCTAGATCAGCTTTCACTTTAGCAAATATTTTTTATGGCGGTACATAGTACATACCCCTACACATTTAAGCAATGGGGGGTGCCCGTTCCCCTGCTGGCAGGGCAGACCCCACCCCCTGCCCTGTGGATAACTGGTCAGACCTGTGGATAACTTTGGAATTAGTCGGAGGGCTGCCAGTACCCCCGGCACTTATTTAATGTTCCCTATTCCCGATTTAATAACCGCCTAACCTTGCAGCTGCCTACCCTTGCAGCTCTAGCCCGTGACCTAATGGCCTAGCCGATAGCCCGGCCCGTAATTCTTTAGGGTTTAGATCCTAGACATAACCGCGTTAAATGTCCACGATGTTGTAGCTGGCAAACTAATGACCAGTCAATGGGATCTTGTGACCAGTCACACAAAAGTATGACCATAACTAAGCGGTTAGAGTTGCATAACGGTATAGTCCCGTAGTATCCTAGAGCTATTCGACAAGGAGCTAACAGGCAACTAGTTGAATGTTCAACTACCTAAAGGAGAAAAAACAGTGCTAGAGCTTGATTATTTAGATAAGTGCATAGAGCTATTTAAT